CATATTTTTTCATCCTTAAGTAGTAAAATATGCGATTTCTTTTAGTCTACGATTCTTCAACCCTTCCGATTCAAGACCATTGATTTTGTCGTAGGACAAAAAGCATTCTGGCAATTCATCCCATTTTTTCTCTGTAAGAACCTTTTTTATCTGCAGACCCAGAGAACCAACATTGTATATCAAGCTGCATACGGCGACGTAAATTTTCGGAGGAAGATCCAACTTCTCTAGTTGTGGGAAAACATACTTTTTTAGATGGTATTCAAGATAACTTTTTGCCTCTTCTTTTGTGCAAGTGGCGTACAAGCGTATGGAGTGCCCCTTCAAATCGCGTGTCGAGCCATATCCAATTGTCTTGATACCCGTCGAATCGAGATAGGCATGCGACCTGAATCCCTCTAGACTCATGATCAGCTTTGCCACATCTTCTTGCGCTTGCTTTAAATCGCTTGGACTCATATGAACCTCACAGTTCAGAGATTAGCTTTAAGAATGATTTTTTATGTTTTTCTTTTTTTATTTTATCATAAGAATCGTCGCTTATCTTTTTTATAAGAACTTCCATTTTTTGAAGACATTTTATCCCTACATCAAGTTTCAAAGACAATGGCGGACACCATTCAAGATTTTTTTCACAAAAATTCGTGATATACGTAATCAAATTTAATTTTTTCTCATAAAGAGTATCAGATTTTGTCTTCTCTTTATGACATTTTTTACAAAGAATTTGTAATCCTTCTAAGCCAACTTCTTGTTTTTCAAAAGCAATCATATATTCCTCCTTGGTCTGTGGCGAATTTGTGCCAACAGGGGAAATATGATCGCATTGGCATTCACTATATGCAAACTTTGCACCACATTTTGCACATTTCCATTTCCATAAATCGCCGTCTTTTATTCGTGCATCATCAAAACATTTTTTTCTAATTGGCGAGTTGCTTGTCCAGTTTCGACGACATAATCGAAAAGACTTTGTGTAATATAGACTTTCTTTCAAAATACATACCTCCTTGTTACGATAATTTGAGTGAGAATTGTATCAAAGTTTTATTTAAAATAAAATTGATATTTTTTAAGATAAAATATATATGTATGCTATTAAAACATTATGTTACTTTTGTTATACTATAGTTATAATAATTATCTAAAGGCTATCATCACATGACTCAGAACATAAAGTTTAAAAAAGACGACACAATGATGATCTGTATGCGATGTCGCGGTCGTAAAAAGATGTACAAAATAATGGGTGGTGGATATTCACTCATGAATTCTGGCGGCGTCGAAGTCGATTGTCCTATGTGCCTTGGAAAGGGTGAACATAAGACATTAGAAGCTGCTCAGGATGAAATGAAGAAAAAAAAATCCTCTAAAAATAAGGATTTAGTTTATGGCCAAGAAAATGGGTGCGCCGACTAGATATACGAAAGAACTCGGTGAAAAGATCTGTGACGCTGTCTCTACTTGTCCCTATGGACTTGATAGAATATGCGAAGAAAATCCGGAATTTCCTACTCCTAAATGTATTTGGGAGTGGAGGATAAGGCACAAAGATTTTGGTGAAGCTTACGCGCGCGCTAAAATACGGCAAGCTGATCTTCTCGCAGAAGAATGTCTCAATATTGCGCGTAGTTGCACAAGAGAAAATTGGGGTCAATCTCGACTGCTAATAGACACGCATAAATGGCTCGCTTCAAAACTGTTACCTAAGCAGTATGGAGACCGTTACGTTGTCGACACCTCGGAAAATTCTGAAAATCAACAGGCACTTGAAGAAGTAAAACAGTTGCGTGCGCGATTGGCAGAGAAGAATAAGAGAGATTATTGATGAAAAATTTAACAAACTCTGAATATAACTGTTTATCTCTCGTAGATCGCCTTGAATTACTTGTGCGTGAGTTATGTAGTTCTCTCGACAAGTTAGATAGTAGTAAAAGGCATATTTATTATAAAGTTGACGTAAAAATTGAAGAAAATAAATTAAAAGAAGAATAACAAAGTAACTATAAATAAACATAAAGGAAACAACACCATGCCACTAAAAAAAGGATCTGGAAAAAAAGTTATATCTGAAAATATTTCAGAACTCCGTAAAAGTGGCCGTCCTGAGGCTCAGTCTGTGGCTATTGCGATGTCTGAAGCTGGAAAGTCCAAGAAAAAGAAAGTTAAGAAATGAAAGATAAATACGAAATCGCACTTGAATTTATGAAAGTTCTATTGCCTACAATTTATAAATCCGAAGGAAGTGAAAAAGGTTTAGATAAAGACGCATATGATCTTTCTATAACATGCCATATTTTAGCAGAAGGATTTCTAAAGGGTTATGAAGAAGAATTAGAATTAGATGGTAATGAAATAAGTGAATAAAATTGACGTCGATCACGAAGAACTTGTATCGGTCCTAAAAGGCTCATTCTTTGAGTTCATACAAGTATTCTATCCACTTCTCACAGGCCGTGATTTTCTTGTGAGTAATCCCATCGGACGTGAATCGCATCAAATCATTATAGCACGCGAACTTACAAGAGCTTTTCGTCTACAAATTCCATCTCAAAGACTGATGATAAACGTTAGTCCTGGATCAGGAAAATCAACGCTTGTGAGTATGTGGGTCGCTTGGACCATGGCTCAGTATCCTGACTCGCGATTTCTCTATCTTTCTTATTCAAAAGACTTGTCTTCAAAGCACACCGAAACTATAAAACGTATCATTCAGTTACGGCACTATCGAGAACTTTTTGGAGTGGAGATACGTCATGATTCGAGAGGAAAGGAATTCTTTCAAACTACAACTGGAGGAATTGTTGCAGCGGCTGGAAGTTCTGGGACAGTCACCGGTCTTGATGCTGGAACTCCAGGAGTCGATCGATTCAGCGGATGTTTTGTAGCTAAAACTAAAGTTTCAATGGCAGATGGCACTAAAAAAGATATTGAAAATGTTGTTGTCGGTGACATCGTTCTGTCTTATAACCACTCATCTAATATGATAGAGCCTAAAAAAGTTCTAGCATTAAGTATTTTTAAACGGAATAACTTAATAGAGGTGGAGACAGAAAATGGAATTAGGACAAGATGCACAGACAATCATAGGTTCTTCGATGGAAGAACCTATACTGCAATATTCAAATTCTCTAAAGGTGATTTTATCTTCACAGAAAAAATTCAATCCTTGGATGAAATGCTTTCATTGTCAGACAGTTTTTCAACGAAAATTGAACGAAGTAAAAAGATCGCTAGCTCGTGGACAAACCAGAATATTCTGTTCAAAAAACTGCAATCAAGAGTACGTTCGGTATTATCATCCGCATATAAAATTAGAAATGATAAATTGTCCAGTTTGCGAAAAGCGAATACGTCCACTTTCTCATTTAACAACTACATGTTCAAAAAAATGCTCAGAAACTTTGCATTCTCGAAGGATGAGAGGCTCTCAAAACTCAAATTACCGTGGAGTTCACAAAGATTATCAAATACTTTTTCAACACATGAAAGTTCTTATAAAAAGACGAGATGGTGGATGTTGTTCGATGTGTACATCAAAAAAAAGATTACATGTGCATCACATAGACCACGACAGGCACAACAATCTACCATGCAATTTAATAACTCTATGCCAAAGTTGTCATATAACTCATCACAAATCTTTCGAGACACCATTTCCACAATTAAAAGAATTAGCACAGAAGAAACAGAAGTCTATGACATCCAAGTTGAGAAAAATCATAACTTCTTTGCAAATGGAATACTCGTCCATAATTCATTAATTATTGATGATCCCATCAAGCCAAGCGAAGCCCACTCGGACACGATTCGGGAAGGCGTCATCGAAAACTATCGAGAGACCATTCAACAGCGGGTTCGTTCAGAGAAAGTACCGATCATCTTCATTGGGCAACGGGTCCACGAATCAGACTTGTGTGACTATTTGCTCAAAGGAAACGACGGATACGAATGGGAGCGAGTAATACTCAAAAGCATCGACGATGCTGGCAACGCGATGTATCCCGAAGTAAATAGCAAAGAGATGCTGCTCAACAAACAAAAGTTTGATCCTTATGTCTACGCTGCTCAATACGATCAAAACCCAGTTCCTGCTGGCGGTGGCTTATTCAAGCCCGAATGGTTTGTCATTCTCGACAAAGAGCCTAATCTAATAGCAACTTTTATCACTGCTGATACTGCTGAGACAGATAAAAGCTGGAATGATGCTACTGTTTTCAGTTTCTGGGGTGTGTACGAAATTGAAACAATGGGTCGCAAAACGGGAGAGTTGGGGCTGCATTGGCTTGATTGCGTAGAGACACGCATTGAGCCAAAGGATTTGAAAGAAGCGTTCATAGATTTTTATGCGAATTGCTCTCTTCATCCAAAACCTCCTTTGATGGCCGCAATCGAAAAGAAGTCTACTGGTGTTACGTTAGTAAGCACACTACGTGAAATGCGTGGCATGCAGATTAGAGAAATAGAACGTAACAAATCGAGCGGATCAAAAACTCAACGTTTGCTTGAAATGCAGCCTTATATTGCCTCAAGACGGATTTCTTTTACAGAACATGCAAAACACATAGATATGTGTATCAAGCATATGTCAAAACTTACAGCAAACAATTCGCATCGTTGGGATGATATCGGAGATACGGCAGCAGATGCGATCCGTATCGCTTTAATCGAAAAAACAATATATTCTGTAAACACTCATCAAGAGTCAAGAAAACAGATTATTGAAGGAATGAATAAATCACTCCAGCAGAAGATTAAACTAGGAGCTGTACGTTATGGCGGAACTCGCTAAGATACATACTGATCGTCTGAAAGAACTTAAAAAGATCGTAGAAGAGTCTCAGCAATATTTTTCTGAAAATGTTAAACGATTTGAAAAGTTTATTAAATTTGTTTTTAAATCGTCACTAAACGACGATGAAGCTGCAACATTAGCAGCAAACGGAAAGCCTACAATCGAATTTAATATTCTTGAATCTTTTATCTCAAGACTACGCGGAGAGTTCGCCAAACAACAGCCAAATTTGCAAGTTCGTGCAGCAGACGGTGTGCCATTGTCGATGCTGACTCCACAGTTCACTGAAACTTTGAGCGTTATTGAAGCACATTTGAGAGCCATTTTTTTTGATGGCGCAAATGATATGCTGGATTACAACGTCTATTCAGATCTTCTCGCGGGCGGATTTTCTGTTTTGCGTGTCTACACAGAATACGTTAACGAACTCAGCTTTGAACAAAATATCTGTGTGGAACGAGTATTTGATCCTACTTTGACAGTCTTTGATCCTCTTGCACGAAAATCACACAAAGGTGACGGTCGTTTCTGTGCTGAATTATATCCAATGACTCGAAAATCATTCGAAGACGAATTCGGTGAAGATGTTTCAAAAAATATGAAGTTTACTCGAAGCCTCTCAGGCTTCGACTGGTCATTTCAAAATGAGAAAGAAGAAATCGTACTTGTATGCGATTATTATGAAAAAAAGACACGACGTGAAACAATTTATAAACTTTCCAATGGTCACTCAGTAACCAAAAAAGAATATGAAAAGTTTCTACAGGATTGGGATGAGGCTGGATACATAGAGCAGCCACCTGTCGTTATTAAGCAGCGTAAAACGTTGGTTGAATATATTTGTCGATATCGTTTTTGTGAAAGTCGAGTTCTTGATTATGTTGAGACCGATTACAAGTATCTGCCGCTCGTCTTCGTAGACGGAAATTCTGTCATGATGAAAGATGGTGCTTCTTACGTTCAGATGACGAGGCCTTGGTGCTGGCATGCCGAAGGTATACAGCGTCTGAAAAATTACGCGGGCCAATCGTTAGCAAATGAGTTAGAAAATACAATACAACATAAGTTTATTGTTGCTATTGAATCTGTTCCAGAAGACTATCAATCTGCTTATCAGAATATACAAAAAGCAGATACTCTTATGTACAATCACTTCTTAGACACAAACAATCCGCAAGTAGTATTGCCGCCACCTCGCGAAGTGAATAGAACTCCTAT